CATAAACTATTCCGGAATCACTTTTGCTCATGATGACAAGACTATTGTCAATTCCTGTTCAGTTACCCGTATTGGTGGAACTACTCAAACTTATACAGATGCCACATCGGCAGGTACTTATTTCAATCATGGAATTACTGCTCCAGATATGCTGATGCAAACTGATGCCAATGCCTTAAGTTTGGCGACAGCCTATGTGACCACTAGAAAAGATACGACAATTCGCATAGATAACATTACCTTAGATTTAGTCACATTGGCTTATACGGCTGGAGTCCAGGCAGCTCTTGATCTTGACTATTTTGACACTATGGAAATTACAAACTTTCAACAAGGTTCTACTTCTATCGTCAAGACCCTGCAATGCCAGGGTATCGCTCATTCCATAACACCAAACACTTGGAAAACGACCTTTGTGACCCAAGAAGCCCTATTAGATGTAAACTATTAACATGAACAGAGGAGATAAATAATGGCTGTTGGCTTTCCAGCAAAGGTCACTTACGCTAACGGAAATGTATTTAATGCATCCGACATAAATGACACAAACGGAACAATTAACCTTATCAACCCATCTGCTAAAGGTGATTTATATGCTGGTACTGCCGCTAATACCTATGGCAAATTATCGGTTGGCACCAATGGATATTTTTTGAAGGCTGACTCAACTGCTGCAACAGGATTGGCCTGGGGAGCTGTAATAACCAATGCAAACTTTACTCTGCTTAATTCGGGTGGAACAGCCTTAACAGGTGCGTCCACTATCACCGTTTCGGGCATAAGTTCAGCAGATAAAATCTTTGTTGTAGTTGCAGGAGCATCATCTGGCAACGCTAATGCTACAATCGCTTTACGAGTAAATACCGACACAGCAGCAAATTATTGGCAACATGGTGTCTTTATCAATATGGGCGCTTCTTATGCTGTTTCTATGATTAGTGCATATAACGATACTGCTGCGACCCTTCTTGAAATGGGTAGAACTTCATCAGATGCTGCCACAGCAGTAAGCGGAACAGCTTTTATCTCAGGAGCAAACAGCAGCGGAGTAAAGCCAGTTCTTCTAAATGGTATGGGTACTCCAGGAACAGGCAACGGTCAAAGAGGAACTGCAAGTGGTGGTATCTGGACTGGTTCTGCCACAGTTTCATCCATTTCAATAAACACCAGCACAGGAAACTTTGATGCTGGAACTGTCTATGTTTACACAAGTGCGTGAGGATAAATAATGAAAATAATTGAAAAAGAGTTCAATGCTTTGACTGGTGAAGAAACAATTATCGAGCGTGAAGAAACACAAGCAGAGGTTAAAGCGCGCTTAGATGCGGAGAATGCACTCAAAGTTTATGCAGAAGCACAGGCAAAGGCAGAAGCAGACAAGGCTGCCATTTTGGCTCGTCTTGGTTTAACCGAAGATGAACTCAAGACAATACTCGGATAATGAAACCATTATTGTGCAAAGCTGGTCAGCAACTTCGTGAGCAGATTGATGATGCGTTTCCAGATAGAGATCGTAAGTCAGATGGTTGGATAGGCGATGCCGCACACTCCAATCGTAAGAGTGACCACAATCCCGATTCGATTAACGGAATCGTCAGGGCTATTGATGTGGATAAGGACTTCGACTCACGCCCCAGCACAGGTGCTTATCTTGCCGACCAAATACGCCTATGCGCCAAGTCAGGTGAGAAACGAATTGCTTACGTCATCTATGCAGGCAAAATCGCTTCCGCTAAGAAATCTTGGAGTTGGCGTACTTATGATGGGATTAACCGCCACGATCATCACATCCATATTTCATTTACTAAAGAAGGCGATCAGAATGGTCGCTGGTTCGACATCCCGATGCTAGGAGCAAATAATGAAAGACCTTAAAACAGCAGCAGGCTCATGGGCTAGAGCATTCTTAGTAGCAGTTCTATCACTTGCAGCAGCTGGTGTTACAGAGCCAAAAGCGTTAATCGCTGCTGGACTTTCATCATGCCTGCCACCAATTATTCGTTGGTTAAATCCTAACGATCCGAGCATGGGCATTCAGAAGTAATGACTGCCCTTAACTGGGCGGCTCTTGCAGTTGCAGGCATCTCAATCGTTACTGGCTTTGTTGGATCAATCCGCTGGCTTGTAAAGCATTACTTAAATGAACTAAAACCTAACGGCGGTTCGTCAATGAATGACAGATTGAATCGACTTGAAGGGCGTGTCGAAACAATCATTTCTTTATTGGAGAGGTGACACTTATCTCATGGCAAGAAAAGCAACTAAGAAGCTTGTGGATGAAGGCTATTCCAAGTTAGATGCGTGGGCTATCGGCATACACATGATGTATGGCGCATTGCGTAAAGCAGGCTTCTCAGTTGATTTGGCACTAGCCATTGTAGTTGAGCCACAGGCTTATCCTGATTGGGTATTGCCTACTCCTATCAATCCAAACATTCCGGAGCCAGACTGGTATGACGATGAGGATGAATGAAAAGAACTGTAGTAGTTCCAGACTTACAAGTTCCCTATCACGATCCAGTAGCTGTTAAAAATGTTTCAAGTTTTATTAAAGCGTTTCGGCCCGATTCTGTCGTTACACTTGGAGATGAAATCGATCTCCCACAAATATCTCGATGGACAGAGAACACTCCAGGTTGGTACGAACAAACACTAGCTGCTGATAGAGATGAAGCAGTCGAGGTTCTTTGGTCATTAGTCGAGCATGCTAAAGAAGCTCACATGATCCGAAGTAATCACACAGACAGACTTTACAATGTAACGATGAAGAAGATTCCTGCGTTCTTGGCATTGCCAGAACTTCGCTTCGAGAAGTTCATGAAACTTGATGAACTAGGAATTACCTATCATAAGAAGCCTTACGCCATTGCTAAGGGGATTGTGGCCGTTCACGGCGATGAGGGAAGCGTAAAGCCTACACCTGGTCTTACAGCCCTAGAAGCGGCTCGTAGGCATGGTATTAGCGTTATATGTGGACACACTCATAGAGCAGGACAATCGGCCTTTACAGAGGCTTCAGGGGGTCGTATAGGCCGTATCCTGCGTGGCTGGGAAGCAGGGCATCTAATGGATGTCAGGCAGGCTCATTACACTAAAGGCACAATGAACTGGCAGCAAGCCTTCATCATTATCGAGGAGATTGGCACAAATGTGCAGGTCAGCATCATAAATCTTGAAAAGGACGGCACATTCATTGTGTCAGGCAAACGCTATGGACGATCTCGATAACGATATAAAGCATGACGTTGATGTCCAGATGGATAACTCAGAATTGTTACCATTTCGTTATCAAAATCAACTCAATAAATCCAACTAGTTGTGTGACACTATTCCTGTTCCCGAAAGTATCGGGGCAGAAGGGCTACAAATGTTTTGGATACAAGCAATGGGGATAGTAGGAGTTATGTTTGCAACTTCCTTTGTCTGGTACTGGACAGGTCACAAAGATGGCGTTCGCGAGGGTTACACACGTGGACGTTCAATCTCTAGACAAGAATTCTGGCAGGAATAAATGAAAGCGACTGAGGCTCTCATCAATGCAATCGACATCATGCAAGATCGTGGCAAGGTCTACGGTCATCCGTCAATCAATCAAGGTCGCATCGCTGCAAGGTTATCCTGTCTACTTGATTACCCAATCACAGACGTTCAAGCTGCACTTGCAATGGTCGAAGTTAAACTCGCCAGAATCACAGAATCGCCAGGACACACAGATTCTTACATCGATGCAATAGCGTATCTGGCAATAGCAGTACAACTACAAACAGAAGAGGACGAACTATATGTTTGATCTATCTAATTATGAAGATGTGAATTCTCGCATCCGCCGTTTTCAAGTCGCTTATCCAGTAGGGAGAATCGTTACCGATGTTATTCAATTCAATGCTGAAAAGGGTCATATCCTTGTATCGGCTCAGATTTATAGAGAGCACGAAGATACGTTGCCTTCTGCTGTCGATTACGCTTTTGGAGATGCAAGTACGTTTAATGCTTCGATGCGTAAGTTTTACGTTGAAGATACTGTCACATCAGCGATTGGAAGAGCATTATCTCTTATCCTCGAAACATCCAACAAATCAACAAAACAGGACATGGCTAGAGTCAGAACAACAACGACAAAAGAATATATCCCTGTCGTAAATGAGGACGATGCCTGGACGATTAAAACCGTTGAGATGCCAATAACATCAGAAGAAGCTGTAGCAACTGTGAAGGACATTATAGGTGCTACAACTGACAAAGATGTGCCGCGTTGTCCACATGGTGAAATGCATTGGGCTACTGGCACTAGTAAGCAGGGCAAGCAATGGGGTCACTTCAAGTGTCCAGCAGCTGCTACTGGTGAGATGGATCGATGCCTAAAGGGCGAAGACATCCGTTGGTATGAGATAGGGGCTAACGGCACTTGGAAACCACAGAAACTAAGGCTGGTATAGACAATGGGTGACATGATAATCTTTGACGATGGCAGGGCAACGATTTTGGGAGAACAGTTCCCAGAGCCAGAAGATATTGTTATCTATTGCGATCTATGCAATGAGCCTTTGGCTATTACTCCAGAGTTTAATGGCCAGGTATTCCTACGCTGTCTGAAATGTCA